ATCATCGTCCCAGCCTGCGTCCAATGCCATACGATTGTCGGCAAGAATATATGCCTTTTTCTGTGCCTCTGTGAAATGGTCAACATATACACAAGGAACTTCTGTAATTCCTTCTTCCTTTGCTGCCATGATGCGTCCATGCCCAGCAAGAACGTTGTATTCCTTGTCAATGATGACAGGATTCACAAATCCAAACTCACGGAGGGAAGAACGGAGTTTCAGAATCTGTTCTTTATTGTGTGTACGAGCGTTATTTGCATAAGGCACTAACTTGTTGATGTCAACAAGCTGAAATTCTGTGGTCATTGTCATCTGTAATTCCTCCTCTGCTGAATTCTGAGCATACCTCTTCGGGCGGCATCCATATTGCCTTTGACAGCCTGTCCTTTTATCGTGCGGTATTGCTGTTTGGTCATGTTGTTTCTATGCTGTTTCAGTTCTCTCCAGAATTGAACATCTGCTTTCATGTATTTCTCACTTTCTGCTTCTCAGTAATTTTTCCATCATATCTTCCTGCGGATTGCCCTGAAATTCCACAGAGCAGTTTTCACGGACTATCTGAAAAATTTGATTCCAGATTTGGTTTGCCTGTTTCATGTAATTTTGTGACATCGCTACATAGGGAGAGGCAATTGCCGCACCAGTTGTAGGATGTTTGGAAATGTATCCGTACTTTGTGACAATCTGCTCACAGTGAATCCAACGGGAAATGCTCATGGCATACTGTTCCACAAGCTGACGGCTGACGATCTTCTCGCAGGAACGTTCTTTCAGCCATTGATAAGTTTCTGTATACACATCATCTGCAAGGAGTTTTGTGCCGTCACGCTGTAATTCTTTCATGAAATCTCTGACAGGCGGTGTTTCAGCGGATTCTATATCCGCAGGTTGCATCATAACTTCAGTAGTTTTTCCCTCAGCAATCTTTTCAGCGAGTGCCTTTCTTGGTCGTCCTGCACCCGGTCTTGCACCGCCTCGGTTTGTACCGTCTTTCGCCATGATGTCATCACCTCCGAAAAATCAAACAAAACTTAAAATTGGGCATAAAAAATGCCGACTGCAAAAGTCGGCAAAGTTAGCTGTTATCAGTGTTTTTCAGTATTTTTATCTCTGAGGGGTCAATAGGGTGTTTGAATACCCATTTTTGTGCGTGAGAGGGGCCACCGGTCAATGTTTTGCCTATTGTTAGAGGTTTTTATACCCCAGGGGCTTTTCAGTATGTATAAACAGGGTTCTTATCTTCCGTCCATGTCTTTTTATCGTGACAGGGCTTGCATAAGGCTTGCCAGTTGGATTCATCCCACATCAAAGCGAGATTGCCACGATGCGGAATGATATGGTCGACTACCGTTGCAGGAACGTATCGTCCTTGCTGCAAACAACGAACACACATCGGGTGCTTGCGGAGATACTGTTTACTGAGCCTACGCCATTTGCTGTTGTAACCACGCTTTGCAGCTGACGGTCTGTCAGGCTGTTTATGTATCTTGCAGTATCTGCTGTCGGTAAGGTTCGGACAGCCTGGGTAACTGCAAGGGTGCTTACACTTCTTCGGCATTCTCTCACATCCTTTTTTCTGATTATAATGATACCACATTTTCTTAGTGGCTTTCAATGGCTTTTAGTGGCGAGTTTATAATTTTCTGCACTTCATTCAATGCTCTGCCGTGCATACGATAAACCCACCTTAAATCTGTAGACATCAGCAAGGCGATTTGTTCCCATTTCTTAAATTGCAAGTAACGCATCTCCAGGATTGTTCTGTATTCCGCAGGTTCAATTCTGTTTACAACACGCATGATCTCACGTTTCAAATTCACTAAGGCATCAATATCCCTGTCGATTTCATTTTCAAGGTCGATAATTTTTACAACGGTTTCTTCCATTCGGGAAGTGTTTCTGTTTGGACTGTGCGGCATATCGCTGTAGACTGTTGTAGCTTTTGTCGCAAGCTCGTTCAGATTTCTAATTTGTTCAATTTTAGAATTAATCTGCATATCAAGATAACGTGCCTGTTCCATGTATTCTTTTGCTGTCATATTTCCTCCAATTCCGCTCTGACTGCTGTCATCAGGGCTGTCTGTGTTTTATCTTTTTCGGTAAGTGCTTTCAGGATTTTCTCGTCAACCGTACCTCTTGTGATAATATGCTGTATGATGACAGTTTCGGATTTCTGCCCCTGTCGCCATAATCTCGCATTGGTCTGCTGATAAAGTTCCAAACTCCAGGTAAGTCCAAACCAAACAAGAAAATTTCCTCCTGTCTGTAAATTTAATCCGTGACCTGCACTTGCGGGATGTATCAATGCGACCTGCAATTTTCCGCTGTTCCAGTTCTTTATGCTTTGTGCTGATTTGATTTCCTGATGCACAATTCCAAGCTTACCAAGCCTTTCTGTAATTCTCGTTCTGTCATGCTTGAACCAGTATGCCACCAGAACGGGTTTGCCGTTTGCGGATTCAATAATATCCTCCAATGCATCAAGTTTTCGGCTATGTATCGGGATTATCTCTCCACTATCATCATAAATTGCACCGTTTGACATCTGACACAGCTTATTGCTTAAAGCCGCAGCATTCGCCGCTGTGATCTCCGTATCCTGAACCTCAAGAAGCAATTCGTCTTTCAGTTCTTTGTATTTTTCCTTTTCTGCCTCCGACATCTTCACCATGTATTCGTTAGAAATGAGTTCAGGCATTTTCAAATGGTCTATCGCTTTCATGGAAACCGTAATGTCCGATATTTTCTCGTATATCCTTTCTTCTGCATCAGGCAGAGGTTTATAGGAATACACGATATAGCCGTTCTGCTTATCAGGCTTGAAGTATTCGTTTCTGTATTGCCCGATAAATCTTCCCAAGCGTTCTCCCATATCCAGCAGACGGAACTCCGCAAATAAGTCCATAAGTCCGTTGCTTGCAGGAGTGCCTGTCAATCCTACGATTCGTTTCACCATTGGTCTGACCTTCATCAATGCTTTGAATCGTTTGCTCTGATGATTCTTAAACGAACTCAATTCATCAATTACGATCATATCGTAATCGAATGTTGTATTGCTGACAAGCCAGTCCACATTTTCACGATTGATGACGTAGATGTCGGCATCTGCCTTTAAAGCTGCAATGCGTTCTTCTGCTGTTCCGACTGCAACACTGTATCTCAGGTGCTTCAGATGATTCCATTTTTGCACTTCTGCCGACCATGTATCTCTTGCTACTCTCAGTGGTGCGATAATCAAAACTTTTCTGACTTCAAACAGGTCATATATGAGATTGTTGATAGCTGTAAGGGTTGTAATCGTCTTGCCAAGACCCATATCAAGCAGAAGTGCTGCAATTTTATGTTCTTCAATGAACTTAACTGCATATTCCTGATAATCATGAAGTTTCATTGCTCATCACCTCTTTTATGATTTTGTCGATGTCCTCTAAGGCATCAAGGACGTAAACCCTGAAGCCTAACCGCCTCAGAAGTCTGTGTCTTGAAAGCTGTAGAGGTCTTGGTTTCTGATTTGGTGCTTTGACTTCCACAAAGGCAAACCTGCCATGCGGTAAAAGCAGTAAACGGTCTGGCATTCCATCGAAACCGGGAGATACAAACTTCGGACAAATCCCGCCATGCTTTTTTACTGCCGTTACAAGTTTCTGTTCTATCTTTTTTTCTCGCATTCCATTCCTCCTGAAATTCACAAGACACAACTGACACAACAGTTTCGGAAAAATCCTATACGTGCGTATGTGCGTATACACGCTTACGTTATTCTCTATAAAATAGATTTCATTTAATATAGAAATTCTTGTGATACTTGTGTCAGTAGTGCTTGGAAGTGCCTATTTTAAAGGCTTTTTTGCTGTTCACAACTTCTGTCAGAAACACAAGAGGACAGAATCACAACCTCTCGTAAATCCTCTGCCTACCATAGATGGCAAGCTTTCTGATTTTGTCAGTTCTCTGCCAACCGTCCACTTTGGTCATAAGGGCAGCTATCGCATAGGAGTCGGATGGCTTGAGGTCGGATAAGTTCCTGCAAAAGCACTCGCTCCAGATCTCCGCATTGCTGACCGACTTTCTCTGCACCGTACCCTTTGCCGCAGTATTGTCCGTGAGAAAATTTCTTCTCTCATACAAATCCATGTGACTCCAGTTATCCGGAAGAAGTGTATTTAAGTACTCCTCGACCATGCCCTGGCGCTCATCGCTTTCCATTGCATCAATCTGTTCGCTCAATGCTTCACTGCTTTCCTGCGAATTCAGATACAAAGGCTCGCCCTGCCCATACAGGTACTTTGCTTCCGCCCACATTTGCAGGACTTCTTCTCTGGTAATATCCCATGATTTACGCTTGCTCTGCCCGGTTACCTTAATCGGCCAAAAGCGGCGGTTGCCTGTAATATCACGGAGGAAACCTGTCTCGGAGTTGGTTGTTCCCACGATAATGCACTGCCTTGGGTGGCTCTCAATCGTTCTGCCATAGGACGGACGGTAAATATCATCAGTACGGCTGACAAAGGCTTTCACGACCTCTACATCCGCTTTTTTGAGTCCTGCCAGTTCGCCCAGTTCCAAAATCCAGTATCCCTGCAGTTTCTCCGCACCGCTCTTGTCCTTCATATCCGTCAGATTCAAGCTGTCGGAATAATACTCATTTCCCATCTTTGCAAAAATCGTAGACTTACCGCAGCCCTGCGGACCCACCAATACCACAACCGAATCAAACTTGGTACCCGGCTCGTAAATTCTCGCTACCGCCGCCACAAAGGATTTTCTGGTTGCAGCCTTAACGTATCCCGTGTTATTCGCGCCAAGGAAATCAATATACAGATTTTCAAGCCTTACCACACCATCCCATTCCGGCAGTGCGTCAATCCAATCACGAAGAGGATTGAAATGCCTGTCCTCGACCACCTTAGTGAAAGCCACATCGTGGTTTCGGCTGGAGAAAGTTTCATAACGAATGTCGATGAGTGCCTTCAGCTGAGCTGTATCCGCATCTCTCCAGAACTTATTGTCACTGGGTCTTGTCCACGGAATGGCACCTGTAATCTGCACTCTGCCTACCAGTTCATTGAAGGCAATATTTGCAAAATCCGGGTCATTGTTTAATATCAGCATCAGATTCCACACACTGTTTTCAAGGCACTTGCTTCTTGGCATATAGCGAAGTTTGGTCTGCCAGTTGGTATTCTCCGAAAAATCGTCTGCTGCCCTTTGCTTCTTTTCCTCAAGGTCCTGTAATTTAACCTTATCAAGCGTCATGGCAAACTCGCACATCTGCTTATATGATTTTTTATCATCGTCCTCACTGAATTTATGAAGGCGGACAAGGTCAAAGGCATTGCACAGTTTACCGCCTGCAGGGTCGGTTGCATGGTGGCTGTAGGAAAATTTATCATCGTAAATTACAACACCCGCAGAACCCTCACCAGGAATAAAATCATATCTGCCGGAGGTATCTGCAGTCGGCTCATATACACCTTGAAGGAACTCATCAATTGCCGTACTGATAGGAAAATAAACACGGTTGAACAGACCGACCACGCCCTCTTTTTCAAGTGGGTCTTTCTGCTGTTTTACATTATGGTCGGATGCCTTGCTTTCCTTCGGTGTGGTAGGGAGTAGAGAACAATCTCTCCAATTAGGATGCTTCGCAAAAATCGTGTCCGGGTCAAGCCAGTCACCTTCTATTGTGTCAAAGAGGTATTCTCCATTGGACGGACAGGTCGGCCAGTACATCAGCTGATGCGGAGAAAACGAACACGGGTCAAGCATACTGATAAAGCCGTTATCCTGGGCATAATATCTTGCAGCCGCATTGAATTCATCCGGGGACATATCACGGCTGACCGGAATAATCATTCTCGCCCTCGGATGCTCCGGGGTGTGGCTGTGGGTGGTGTAATAGCAGCCCTTGTTGGAAATTTTGCTGCCAATGTTCTGCAAAAACTCTGTTTCAATGTTGTCAAGGTCATATACCAGCATGGAACGGCACACCACTTTATTTGCCTGTCTGCGGTTATCACGCAGATGTCCGGCAACAAAGCCGCCCTTGTCCTTGATATCATCACGCTGACCTTTGGGCAGTTTCGGATATTCTTCTGCCGTTTCTGAAGTATAAATAGGACTGCGCAAGCGGTCACATAATTCATCGAATCGAATCGTTTTATTCGACCAGAATTTTGCCGTCCTGCCGTTTCCATAGGCAATACTCAAATCACGCATTTTCTGTAACCTCCTTCAAATCACTGCCAAAATAGCGCAGTCTGTAATTTTTCCTTTTGGCTCTCCTGATTTCGGCATCCATTCCGGCTGATACGATTTCTCCGAACACCCAAACCTCGCTGCAATGGCTCATCAGCACATTTCCAAAATGAAGCCCCAATTCACGTTCCGTTAAATCGTTATCATTAAGAAACTGTGGAAACAGCAAATGCGGAGCAATGGGGATATACCCCTGCTCCACAGCAAATCGACTGTACTTTCGTGCATTTGCAATGTTCCCGGCAATATCTCCGGAAAACGGGGAGCATACATACACAATCGGTCTGTACGCTCTTGCCGCTTTTGTTGCCTTCTCGATGGATGTTAGTGCTTCGTAGGTAGTTGGATCAGGATAGCCTTCGCTGTTATACCTGCTCACACCCACAAGCCGCACCTCCCATCAGCTTTCTGCTGCAGTTATCGCAAAGGACTGCCGTGCCAAACAGGTCAACATCACCGTCTGCAAATACATCTGCAAGGTCGACCTGAACCTCTGAACCGCAGTGCGGACAGCGGCAGAATACATTTTCATCGTTGATTTCAATGGAAACCTCCATCGCATCATTCAGCTGTTCTTTCACATAAAACATCTTATTTTTCCTCCTCTAATTTGGTTTTGTACCATTCAAGATGGCGTTTTCTGTCTTCGTAAGCAGGGAATGCCACGAGCAGACCCACATCAACTTTCTGCAGGATTTCCAGCATCTCAATCTGTTCTTTGGTCAGATACGGTCTGATACTTTTGCCTTTTTCGATGTTATTGGCAAGTCTGAACTGTTTTGCAGTCATGCCCAGAACAATGCGGTTTAACATATCGCACTCATTGCTGAAGTGATAAGGCTTCGGCTTGTCATGGAGCAGCTTGATATTTTCGGTCAAAAGTGGGAACTCCTGTCTTGCAGATACCAGGTTCTTAATAAAAGCATCCATTTCATTAAATCTGCGAATGTACAGTTCTTTGAACTTCATAGCCTTTTGCCCGGTATATCCCATTGCCAGCATTGTGAAACCGTCACGGGTCATGCAGTAGCACGGCTGCTTTTTATTCTGGTTGTTGGTGTATGAGGACGGCGCAAAATTGCGCTGTCTGAATTCTTCACTTAACCCGGATGTTGGGTCAGTGATTTTGCGGATATCACGCAGCACCTCTTTATGGTTCTTCTCAAAAAACTCCGCTACAAACAAGCTGTCCACTCTTGCGGTGTCATGGGCATCGGCAAAGATGCCGTATTCGTCTTTGGGTATCAATTCTTTCATAAAAATACCGCCTTTCATAAAAGTAGGGTCTTGCCCTCTGATAGTGAAAGGACAAAACCCTGCGTTTTAAGAACCGTATTTTTAATCTTTTTTGTAGAAGCTGCATTCATACCCGTCAGCACGGAGAAGCAGACCCGGAATCCATGCCGGAGTTCTGCCCATCTGCTCACATATGGCATCAAGGGAAACTCCCATACTGCATTCAATAATCAATTCGTCATGCACATGACCGCAGATAAAGCAATGCGACAAGGTTCTCATGGAATGAGCCAAAATATCCCTGCTGATTGCCTGCACGATATTTTCGACAAACTTGGGGCCATAACTTTCGATGCGTTCCCATTTCTTCGTACCGCCGACACCTTCATAGGTTACAGACTCACCGCCGAAACGGTTCTCTCCCATGCGAGGTTTCACATAAGAAAGCTGTCTGCCGGAAGGGAGCTTGATGAAAAGCATACCGCTCTGATAGATAAAACGGATACCATGCGTTTCGGTCGGCACTCTCTTTTTCACAGTTTCCTTGACACATCGGTCAACCTCCCACCAGAACCTTACGATATTGGGATTGGCGGCTCTCCAGGAATCTACAAGCGGCTGTAATTCTTCTTCATCAAGTCCCATATCAAGGGCACCCATCGCTTTCAAAGCACCGACCGAACCGCCGTAGCCGAGAGCCAATTCAGCGATTTTGCCCTTTTGACGGAGGTTTCCGTTGACACCGTGCTTTTCCACAGGAACACCAAACATGGCGGATGCCGATGCACAATAAATATCCTCGTTATTCGCAAAGACCTCTGTTCGCCAGTTTTCTTTTGCAAGATGCGACAGCACCCTTGCTTCAATTGCCGAGAAGTCCGCTACCACAAATTTCATTCCCGGTCTTGGCACAAAGGCAGTGCGGATAAGCTGTGAAAGTGTATCCGGGATATCATCGTATAAAAGTTCCATTGCATCATAATTGCCGGACTCCACCAATTCTCGTGCCTGTTCCAAATCCGGCATATGATTTTGAGGTAAATTTTGCAGCTGTATCATTCTGCCTGCCCATCGGCCACTGCGGTTGGCCCCATAAAACTGAAACATCCCTCTGGCTCTGCCGTCCTCACAGACTGCATTCTGCATCGCCTGATATTTTTTCACGGAGGACTTGGATAACTGTTGCCTTAAGAGCAGAACCTCCACCAGTTCCTTTGGGGCAGTTTTGACCGCCTGTGCCACTTCCTTTTTGCCAAGGCTGTCCATCTCCAAACCGTTATCCAAGAGCCACTGCTTCATCTGCACCACGGAATTTGGGTTATCAAGGTCAGTCAATTTCTGCATTTTCTCTGCCAGCTCCGCCTTGGATTTTGCATCAAAAGCGATGGCATTCTCCACCACCGCCATATCAAGAGCAATCCCTCGGTCATTGATTTCCTGGTCGAAATGGTATTCCTCCCACACAAAATCCGGCACCGGGAACTTTTTCAGTTTCTCCTGGATGGACATCTCCACTTCCACGTCCCGCTTGTTATAGAATTTAAAGAGATTCCATTTCTCCCTGTCATGTTCCGGCAGATTGCGTGTCCTGCCGCCGTTTACCTTGGTGGATTTACACGGAACACAGAAATACCGAATAAGGTCTTTGCCTTCCTTCAGCTTCTGTTCTTCCAAACCAAGCACTGCACCTGCCCCGGCAAGTGAAAGCGGAAGCCCCATATATGCCGACCATATCATGGAGCATTTCCACGCCGCTGGGTCAAGGTAATCTCCTACAGTATCCTCATTAATGCTGTAACCGTAAAACTGCTGTGGGTAGTTTCTGCGAAGATACTCTGACAGGCAGACTCGTTCAAAGGATGCGTTGAATGCCCACTTAGTCACCATATCATCAGTCAGCGCTTGTATAATCTCCATTGGTATTTCTTCGCCCTGTGCCAGGTCATAGACCATGACCTCACCGCCGTTTACGGATACACCAAACAGCAGTATCTCGAATGCAGGTGATTGGGCATATTTATATACACCACACTTCTGCAAATCCATATCGCTGTATGTCTCAATATCAATGGAGAGTGTTCTGATTTTTTTCATATTGCCACTCCTTCCTATAAGCAAGGCGGCGAAGAATATACCTCCGCCGCCCGCTGTCATTTACTCTGCCTTATCAGCAGACTCTTCATTTTTCTTACGCTTTTTCTCCTTGTGCTTGTCAATGGCATACTTAATGAGAAATCCCACATCCGCAAGGAACATTCCCATCACAGCACCGAAACACATGGAAAGCATAATGCGCTGAACCATTGTCATCGTATACCGCCTCCTTATGCGAGAAAATCGTCATCCGCATCGGTAGCAAAATCGTCCTCGGCACGGCTCTTTCCGCCAAGAGGCTCTCCGTCCTTAATCTTCTGAAGATTATTCAAACCGCAGGCGATACCCTTATTCCCATTGGAATTGAAGGCATAGAAGTTGATGGATGCACGGCCATATACACCGCTGTACACCTCACTGCGGTCAAGAATCGGCTGACGGTCTGCATCAACAATACCGGGAGCAGTCGCAGAGTTGGCATTGACGAAGTAACAGCCTGCATACGCTGCATCGTCGGGTCTTTCCAAATCTCCGTCACGAAGAGGAGTCTTGAGAATAGACAGAGCAGGTACACTCTTGCCATTGCCCTTCAGCTTGGACTCGCCCTCTTCATAAGCAGACTGGATAGCCGCCTTAATCTTGTTTACCGTTGCGGTATCAGACTTCGGAATGATAAGGCTCACACTGTACTTCGGTGCGCCGCCGTTGATGGATTTCGGATCCCACACATTTGCGTAAGACCAACGAGTATTGACTCCTGTGATTACCTTGGTAGGGTTTGTGTAATTCTTTGACATATTAGTTGTCCTCCTTAAAATCGTTAGCTGCTGTATTCATTGCCGGACGCTTGTCCGACATAGGTACCAATGTTGGCTTGCCCTGTGGTTTTTCAATAAACCCAGAGAGCAGTTCTTCAAATTTTGTCTTGCCGAGTAGTTTGGTCATTGCGGTAATACCCAGAACCTTGTGTTCAAACGGGTCATATCCTGCGTTCTTAACCGTATCTGCCACGGCTGTTTCATTTACATACTTCCTGTTGGAGCGTCCTTCGACAATCTTCCAGTCTTTCCACTGCTTGCCGCTGACTGCCTGCTGCAATGCATATTCCTTGACATCGCCCGTCCAGGATACCAGCGCGTCTGCTTTTGCTAAAATGGCCTCAATCTCATCATCTTCAAGTGTGGAAGGCATTTCAAAATCATAACGTGCAAGTTCCAGGTTGTATTCGGCTCTCTTGCGGCACTTGGCTTTAACCTTGCAGAACTGGCAGTGGTCTCCGGCTTTGTATTCGCCTTCGCCCTTGGCTGCAAGCTGTGCGGTAGGGGCAAGCACCTCATCCGCCCATTTCAGCAGTTCCTCTTTGGATATGGTGTAGGTGCTGACATTATCCCGCCTTGGCTGGAAGATGGTCATGGTCACCGAATCGATATCATAAATGCTGTCGAAAAGCTGTAAGGCTCCCAGTGCGTAACACATCATCTGTGGATTCTTTTCTGCTTCCACCAAAATTCCGACACCATATTTGAAATCGATAACCGTGAGGGTTTCATCTGCCACAATCACACAGTCACCGGTGCCGAACCCCTGCGGTACCCACTTGGAAAAATCAAGACGCTGTTCAATCAGAACGATTGGGTCTTTACATTTTTCCTTTGCCGCCGCAAGCTGCTCCATCACATACTGAGCATACATATCGGAACAGTCTGCCATCTCCTCATCAAAGAATGATAAATTCTCTGTAGGGTCTTTCGACTGCTGCCCCAGTGCTGTTTTCAGCTTATGTTCGCAAAGACTGTGGGCATCCGTACCCTGCATGGCGAACTCACTCGGTGTATCTCCGACTGTGGAACAGAGGAGAGCCGAAGGTGGACATTCCAACCACCTGTGACTGGAGGATGCTGATAATATTGCGTGTTTATCCGGCATTGCCAAGCACCTCCACTTCAGCAAGCAGTGCCTTATATTCTGCCGGGTTGACCTCAGACAGCTTTTCCACACCGTGTTTGTTCAGGATTGCTTTGACCTCTGCCGTAAAACCACTGCGGGATTTGTCTGCACACACGGCTCTAACATCTTCCAATGTGAGTGCCTTTTCCTCCGGTGCTTCCGGCTTTGGCTCCTCGGCGGATTTCTTCTTAGCAGCACTCTTTTTTATAGGCTGCTTTTCTTCTGCCGAACCGCTGAATAAATCAGCCAAACCTTCCGAAAGACCGACAAGCGTTTCCCCGCACTTTTTGAGTTCGTCAACGAGCATGGACAATTCGTTCATTTTTCCCATTCAAGCTTCCTCCTTCCATATTCAGTTTTTCTCTGCCACTGACTGCTGTAATACGGTCAGCGATTCTTTTTGACACGACACTGATTGCGATAAGCACATCAGATAACTCACGGTCGAGTTCCTGACTGCTGCAGCCGCTCGTGCCTGTTCTGCATCTGGTTGTCATTGTTTGACACCGTCCTTTCCGAGGTGCTTTGTTTGCCCCTCTGAGAGTGAAAGGACATACACAGCAGTTTTAAGAACCACTATTTTTGAAAAAATATAGAAACCTGCTCCGCCGGATACTGCTGCGGCAGAGCAGGCAGGGAATTATTCCTTATCTAAAGTCTTTCAGTCTGGTATTAAGTTTAAGTAGCACCTTGTGTTTACGCTTATTAACACCCTTCTGGCTCATACCGATGGCCTGTCCGATTTCAGCTTCACTATGGTTTTTGCTGTACATTTCCATAATGGTGCGGTCGAGTTCTTCCAGTTCATCCAATGCCTTGTGAAGCTCATCAATCAACATTTTCTTCATAACATCCGCTTCAAGGTCGGAGTCGGTATCAGCGACTTCATACTCGGTTTCCTCGTAAAGTTTGTCCAGGGAAACTGCAGGCTCCTGTCTCTGCTGACGCTTGTCCTCACGCCAAAGAGGACGCATAAATGTTTTGTACTGCTCCTCCGTTGCAGGAATCATAATGACACGCGCCTTGCGGTTACCGATTCTCGTCCATACCACATCCGCGGGGTTGATGCCGAAATCCTTGATGGTTTCTGCGGTTACTTCCATAGGGATGTAGTGCTGTTTGTTTTCACTGCTTGTCTGTAGATTTTCAAATTTGTCCATTTTGTAGACCCTCCTTCGGTCTGAATACCGAAGTGAGAATCCACGCAGGACATCCCATGATAATTGGCCATAAGAATGAATCCTCACTTCTTAACTGGCCAACCGTCCCAGTGGGTTGACTGATATTTACTTGTGTCCGTCTCGCCGCTCTGGGCATCTACTCGTCAGCAGATGAACATTGAAACGGGGTATATATAAAGCCGGGATTTCTCCCAAGCGATATATCAAAAATAAAAACGGCAGTGAAACCCAATTAGCCCTTTGAGGGCTTCTGAGTCCGCACTGCCGTCTTAGCGTTCTGGCGATTTAATATTAGCTTGCTTTTTCATACGGAAGATTCTCTATCTTGAGCGTTCCGTCCTTATTTGCAGTGATGCGTGTTAGGTAGCCTTTCTGACTAATAATCACTGCTGTATGGTCATCATTGACATCACATACACGCTTTCCTGCTTCGTTTTTCCATGCTTCGATACGCTTCTCCTCCTCTCCAATTTCACTATATACATTATATCAAAATCAATCGCTATTGTAAAATTATAACATTTAGACATTGGTGGCATTTTGCACAAACTTAACGATAATATCTTGTTTTATTTATTTTTTGGTGGTATAATGTAGTAAAGTGAAAATAGGAGGACTATGCCTTGGGGAAGAAAATGTATAAAAAGACCGATGTTTCAAAAACCAAAACTGAACAGTTGGGCATAAGCAGCCTTCTTGTTTTAGATGATGAAAGTGATAGCAGTTCTTTTTCAGCCGTACATAAGCGATATTTCAAAAAAGAAAAATGCACCTGTCCTGCTTGTCAATCGCAAAAGACAAGAACATCAAAGATGGTTACACGCAAACTAAAAGATATTCTTATTGTCGATGATGGATTTCAAATCATTGATTTAGTTTTCCACCAGCGTTATCTACGATGTGACGGTTGCAAAAGCAGTGTGTTTCCAGAAGAAATAGATTTTTCAGAGAAAGGCAGTCGTTTTACTAACCGCTTATCAGATTTATTAGCAGAGGGTACTTTCAGATATTCTTATAAGAAGGTATGTGATTATTATGGTGTGCCTGCTTCCACTGCTTCAGTCGGTGCCATTATGCGAAGACGAATTCAGTATCGTGAAGCAAATCTACCTTTGCTATCCACTCCATCGGCATTGGCAATTGTAGAATTCTCTTATTACAGAGAACTGTATCCTATGGTTTTAGGAATAGAAGGGAACGAGATTTACTGTTTAGACATTTTGGAGGATTGCTCGGAAGCAACCTATATTAAGTTCTTCCGTATGCTGGAAGCAAATAAAGTCAAACATATTTATATAGAACCAAATGACGAATTACGAAGTGCGATTGCAGTCTGCTTTCCAACCATTCCGCCTTCACTCTTTCAAGAGTGTGTGCTACGCCACGGTCGCAATGCCTTTATTGAAATTATTCACTCTGACGGGAAGCGGTTCCCTGTAGTGCATAAAGATGATAAGCTAACCCAAAACAAAAAATTTATAACCGGGCGTGATGTGACTCAGATTAAGCAAGGCATGAGCAGTCGACCAAGATTAAAACAAGCCTACAATCAATATCAGAAGCTATTGGATATTTTTGATGGCAAATGGGAATACGGGGAACTCTCATCTTGGACAACTTCAATTTCAGATGAGCTGCCGGAGTTTATTGATTTAATCGATATAACAGAATTTTACGAAGCCGAAATCAAGAATTCATTGCATCCGGAGGAGTCTCCACCGCCACAGTACGCCGCTGTAGTCAAGGGCATCTGTGATGCAATTAGTGAAATGCCCCACTGTATTTTTGATGTACTACGAGCCAGATGTATGCTGACTATTGCACATGACACTATCTCAATAGATGGTTGTGAAAAGCGATTAGGCATCCCGGCTGAGCGTTTCGTCAGCAACATCAAGAGCATTACCCAAAATATCAAGGAGGAACGAGAATATGAACTCTAATGAAAGAATCCAAGTGGTTGGTACAAATATAGGAGAAAAGGCAAACCTAATCTGGAATGTAGCCAACTCTCTCTTTGGGGCATACAAGCCTCATGAATACGGACTTGTTATTTTACCGATGGTTGTCATAAAGCGTTTCCATGATTGCTTACTTCCTACACAGGATAAGGTTTGGGAAACCTATGAAAAGGTAAAACCGCTGGCTGTCAAAGATGGTTTTCTCCGCAAAGCATCCGGTTACCGTTTTTACAATACCAGCAAATACAACTTTGAAAAATTGAAGGCAGACCCTGAAAATATCAAAACAAACTTTGAGGACTACATCAATGGCTTTTCGGACAACGTAATTGACATTCTTGCCAACATGGGATTCTTCACTCAAATTGAACGAATGTCTGACGGTGGCGTTCTCTACCAAGTTATCAGCGATTTCTGTAAAGATGATGCTGATATGGATCCGGAGCGTATCTCCGCAGTCGATATGGGCTATGTTTTTGAAAACCTTGTTCAGCGTTTTTCAGAGAGTTACAACGAAGAAGCCGGAGCGCATTTTACAAGCCGTGACATTATTTATCTGATGTGTGACCTGCTCATGACAAATGCAGACCTCTCCGAAGAAGATGCTCCTGCGAAGACCGTATATGATATGGCTATGGGTACAAGCCAGATGCTTACGTGCATGGAAGAACGTGCAAAGGCCTTAGACAGCACAGCAGAAATGATTTGCTATGGGCAGGAAATCAACCCGTTCACTTTTGGTATCGCAAAAGCTGATATGCTGATTCGTGGCGGAGACCCGGAAAATATGCAGTTCGGTAACACCCTGAACGATGACAAGTTCTCCGGCTATACCTTTGATTACTGCATTTCCAACCCTCCGTTTGGTATCGACTGGAAGCGTGAAGCTGCAGATGTTGAGGCAGAACATAAAAAGGGCGATGCTGGCAGATTCGGTGTAGGACTTCCTGCAAAGTCCGATGGACAGATGCTGTTTATGCTTAACGGTCTTTCTAAATTGAACGACACAGGACGCATGGCTATTATTCAGAACGGTTCCTCTCTTTTCACAGGGGATGCCGGAAGCGGTCCGAGTGAAATTCGCCGCTATCTTATTGAAAACGATTGGCTGGATGCCATCATTCAGCTTCCAAATGACAGTTTTTATAACACAGGTATTGCCACCTATGTTTGGATTATTACTAAAGATAAGGCTGAGTCTCACAGAGAACAGGTGCTTTTGATTGATGCAAGCCAGTGTTATGAACAGCGTCGCAAGCCTATCGGTAACAAGCGTGTGGATATCACCGATGACTGCCGCAACTTGATTGTTCAGGCTTATGGCGAATATCGCAGTCATGAATTTACGCACACTTTTGCCAATGGACAGAGCATTATTTGTAAAGCAAAAGTGATGGATGCCGTCAGTCTGGGATATAACAAAATCACCATTGAAAGTCCACAGGTGGACGAAGATGGAAATCTCGTGAAGAAAGGCAAGAAGCTGGTTGCTGACACTTCCAAGCGTGATACAGAAAATGTTCCTCTTGATGAAGATATCGACATCTACTTTGAACGAGAGGTTCTGCCGTATCGTCCTAATGCCTGGATTGACCGTAACAAAACCAAGGTTGGCTACGAAATTCCTTTCACTCGTACCTTCTACGAATATAAGGAACTTGAACCTGCTGCTGACATTGCAAAAAGAATAGAAGCACACGAACAGTCCATGATGCAGAATCTTCATGAGCTGTTTGGGAATGGTGGTGAGTAATATGAGCGAATATACAGCAACAAAAGACAGTGGTATAGAATGGATTGGTGCGATTCCTGCTACATGGAAAACTCACACACTCTATCAGCTTGTGACCCAAGTAAAAAATAAGAACAGCGACCTTCAAGAAACCAATTTGCTTTCCTTAAGTTACGGAAAGATAAAACGCAGGGACATCAATTCAAACGGCGGACTTTTGCCGGAATCCTTTAATGGTTACAATATCATCGAGGACGGCGATATCGTACTTCGCTTGACCGACTTGCAAAACGACCATACAAGCCTGCGTGTTGGATTGGCAACCGAACGTGGTATCATTACCTCCGCATACACCACTCTCCGCCCGATTAAGAAGGATACTTCCAGATACCTTTATTATCTGCTGCATTCTTTTGACATCAAAAAAGGCTTTTACGGTATGGGTTCTGGTGTGCGACAGGGACTGAACTATGATGAAGTCAAAGAACTTCGTGTTATTCTTCCGTCCGATGCAGAGCAATCTGCTATTGTGAGTTATCTGGATGAGCAATGTGCGAAGATTGATGCCATATTGAATGAGACCAAAAGCAGTATTGAGGAATATAAAAACTGGAAATATTCAATAATCTCAGAAACAGTTTCAAAGGGATTAGTATCAACTGTTGACACACAAACAACAGGATTAATATCATTTACAAGATGCCCTGTGACATGGAAAGTCATGAGAATAAAGGATATTGCTTGTGTATTACGTGGTGGCTCTCCTCGTCCTATTGATGCTTTTTTAACTGATTCTGACAATGGATATAATTGGATAAAAATTGGAGACACCATAAAAGGTCGAAAAATCATATCGTCAACGAAGCAAAAAATAAAACCAGAAGGACTTTCAAAGACGCGCCTTGTACACAAAGGCGATTTACTGTTAACTAATTCCATGAGTTTTGGACAACCATATATTTTAGGTATTGACGGATGCATTCATGATGGGTGGGTATGTCTTAGCGATATTAAATTCGTTTCCAGAGAGTTTCTGTATTACTTTCTCTGTTCCGAATTATGTATGATGCAATTTCATTTACAAGTAACTGGAGGAGTAGTGCAAAATCTAAATGTTGAGAAAATAGGTAACACCAAAATATTTGTACCTTCTGTCGATGAACAAGATGAAATAGTAAAATATTTAGAACAACGATGCCAGTTTATAGAAGCTCTCATCGACGAAAAGGAAAGTGTTATCACAGATTTAGAGAATTATAAAAAATCCCTCATCTATGAGGTAGTCACAGGAAAGAGAAAGGTGGTGTAAATATGTCTGAGGATAAAAAGTTTGTAGACCGTAAGGAAGCATACAACAGTGCTTTTCAAAAGATGGACGAAAGTGAAAAGCGTTTTGAAGAACATATTGAAAGCTATCTGATTTCCGATGAGGGTGGCTGGACAAAGGCAACAGATGCCGGATACTGCAGCGAAGACAGCCGTGGAATGGCTCTTGATATCATCACGCTCACCAACTTTGTGCAGACTACTCAGCCAATGGCATGGAGACGTTTTGAGCGTATGTGTACCATAAGTCCTATCCGACAGTTCTATAAAGCATTTGAAAATGCTGTCACACAGGATGGCTTGATTTCCGTCATGCGTCATGGCTTCAAGCACCGTGGCATTAACTTCCGTGTTTGTTATTTCAAGCCAGAATCTGAACTCAACGAACTGGCTAACGAGCATTACAGACAGAATGTCTGCCAGTGCATCCGCCAGTGGCATTACACTGAGGCAAATAGGAACAGCATCGATATGATGTTGGCTGTAAATGGTATCCCGGTTGTAGCCATTGAATTAAAGAATCAGCTTACCGGGCAGTCCGTTGATGATGCCATGCGTCAGTGGGAATACAATCGGAATCCAAAAGAATATGCTTTCGGATTCAACAAGCGTGTTCTGGCTTATTTTGCCTGCGACCTTTACAATGTATATATGACCACGCAGCTTAACGGAGCAGAAACCGTATTCCTGCCTTTTAACCAAGGCAGCAATGGTGCGGGCAAGGATGGTGGTGCAGGTAACCCTACTACCGAAGATGGAAAGTATGTTACAAGCTACTTCTGGGAGAACGTTCTCCAGAAAGATAAGCTGTTAGATATCCTGCAAAAATTCATCAGCTACGAGCGTTCCGAGAAGAAGAAAATCATGCCGGATGGTTCAACAAAAACCACAGTATCATCAAAGGTCATTTTCCCTCGTTATCATCAGTTAGATGTTGTAAGAAAACTGGTATCCCATGTCCGTGAAAACGGTGCTGGCCACAACTATTTGATTCAGCACAGTGCAGGTTCAGGAAAATCCAACTCCATCGCATGGACAGCATACCGTATGGCAAGCCTGCACGATGAAAATAACAATCCTATTTTCGATAGCGTTATTATCGTTACCGACCGCCGAGTTCTTGACCAGCAGTTACAGGCTACGGTGTCCGGTTTCGACCACACACTCGGTAGTGTTGTAACAATCAATGAAAAGAAAAATTCCGGAGACTTAAGAGATGCAATAAATGAGGGGAAAAGAATTATTATTTCCACATTGCAGAAGTTCCCGGTCATTTATGATGAGGTTCATTCTTCTGTGGGTAAGCATTATGCGGTTATCGTTGATGAGGCACACAGCAGCCAGACAGGTCAAAGTGCATTGAAGTTAAAAGCCGCTCTCGCAGATGTCAGTGATGCTCTGCAGGAATATGCCGAACTGGAAGAAAAGGCTGTTGAAGAAATTGAAAAGAATGACCCTCTTGTACAAGAAATGCTCAGTCAAGGCAAGCATCAGAATATGAGTTTTTTTGCTTTCACTGCTACACCAAAGGGGAAAACTCTGGAGATTTTTGGAGAACCGCAGCCGGATGGCTCTTTCCATCCATTCCATATTTACTCTATGCGACAGGCAATCGAGGAAGGATTTATTCTTGATGTGCTTGCCAACTATACCACTTACAAAATGTGCTATAAGTTAGCTAAGAGTGTTCCGGACAACCCGGAAGTTCCAACCTCTAAAGCTGTACGCACTATCCGAAGATACGAGGAGTTGCATCCACACAACCTCAGACAAAAGGCAGCAATTATTGTTGAAACCTTCCGTGATGTGACAAAAAAGAAAATCCAGGGTCAAGGAAAAATGATGGTTGTTACCGCATCCAGACTTGCAGCAGTTCGCTATTATCATGAAATCAAGCATTATCTTGAAGCAAACAACTATGATGATGTTGAAATCATGATTGCATTCAGTGGCAGTCTTAAGGATCCAGATGACCCTAATGGCATCGAATATACTGAAACGAGCATGAATGTAGACCGCAACGGCAATCGAGTAAAAGAAAGTCAAACCGCCGCTGTATTCCATGACGAAGGAAATATTCTGATTGTTGCCGAAAAGTATCAGACAGGCTTTGACGAGCCGCTTCTGCATACAATGATTATCGACAAGGAATTGCGTGATGTTAAAGCAGTACAGACACTCAGCCGTGTAAACAGAATCTATCCCGGCAAAGAGGATACTTACATTCTCGATTTCGTAAATCCTGTGGAACGAATCAAGGAGGCTTTTCAACAGTTTTATCAAGAAACCAGTCTCACAGAAGAGATTAACTTCGACTTGATTTATACCACGCAGAGAATTATTCATGAAATGAATGTCTATACACAGGATGATATAGAAAATGTAGCAAGAATTTATTTTGACCCTGATGTCAGAAAGGCAAATGCTACACAGGGACAGATTTCTAACGCACTGAAGCCTATTGCTGACAAATACAACAAACTTAATCAAGAGCAACGTTACCAGTTCCGTAGAGAAGTCCGTGCCTTTGCAAAATGGTACAATTACATTTCACAGATAACACGAATGTTCGATAAAGAACTCCATAAGGAATACATTCTGTGTTCATATCTTGGCAAGTTGCTTCCGGCAGACCCAACACCGGAGTTTGACCTTGATAACCGTGTTAAATTGGAATATTACCGCTTGGAAAAAACCTATGAGGGTGCCATTGAGTTGGATGAAAAGTCTGGCGAATGGAAACCTACCGAACCCAAAAAGGCTGGTAGCAAAAAAGAGAAACTCACTCCTCTCGAAGAAATCATTGAGAAAATCAACGAAGAATTTTTTGGCGATTTTACGGAAACAGACCGTGTTATTGTTGATACCCTGTATAACAAAATGAAGAAAGACTCCAAGGTCAAAAAAGCAGCTAAATCAAATGACCAGCAGGTGTATGAACGCAGTATCTTCCCGACCATTTTTGAAGATATGGCACAAGAGGCTTATATGGAAAATATGGCCGCCTATGAGCAGCTATTCATGGACGCAGATAAATACCGCATCATCCAGAAAGCACTTGCTGAGCGCCTCTACCAAGAATTGCATAACCGTACTAAATAATACTTAGTCCGAGCATGACACCATGTCTGCTCGGACTTTTCTTTATTCTTCTATCCCACCCTTCGGTGTATACCTCGGAATTTCATATCCATCCACACTGCCATCCAGCCACAGCACCTCAATGCCCCTATCCGGCTTGACCAGAACTCTGTCAATCACGAATGAAAGGTCATCTGCATCGGAAAGCATCTTCCAGGCACTCATGCTTTCAAAGTTCTCTATGTAGCGTTCAATGGCTGCCAGCCTGTCAGCACTGACCGCATCTGCTGCGAATTCCACTATTGCTGTCCGTATGTCCTTTGCCACAATCTTTTTTCTTGCCACATCGTGCAGGACATAAAACAGCAGCTTGTCATAGATATTCGTGGTCTTGCATTTCACGGCCGAATAGCGGTTACGGCACTGCCATACTGAATTATTGTAGGAAGTGGAATGCCACGGTCTGGGGCCAAATGTCGCACCGCACTTGGCGCATATAATTTTGCTACTAAAGAAACCAATACCGCTGTATCTGCGTTTATTCTCCCTTTTCCTGTTCTTAAAGTTTTCCTGCACAAAATCAAAAAGCCACGGGTCGATAATCGGCTCGTGGTTGTTGGAAACATAATATTGTGGCAGTTCGCCTTCATTTTTCTTGACCTTCTTCGTTAGAAAATCTACCGTAAATTCCTTCTGTAAAAGCATATCGCCTTTGTATTTCTCATTTGAAAGCATCCTGCGAACAGTTGCTGCACTCCACACCTCACAGCCACCGGGAGAAGGTATTCCTGCCGCTGTTAAGGCAATTGCAATTGTGTGCGGTGTTAATCCCTGGATGAACATTCGAAATATCTTGCACACGATAACTGCTTCTTCACGATTGACAACTATTTCAAATTTCTCTTTGCCCTTATCCAAGCCGAGAACTCTTGAGTAGGCAAAGCTGCCTTTGCCCTGGGCATATCGTTTTCTGACTGCCCACAGTATGTTCTCTGACATGGAGCGTGATTCTTCCTGTGCCAGTGAGGACATAAGTGTTATGATGAATTCGCCCTTGGAGTCCATTGTCCAAACCTGCTCTTTCTCAAAATACACTCCTATGCCTTTACTCTTCAACTCACGGATTGTTGTCAACGTATCTACCGTATTTCTGCCAAAACGTGATATGGACTTGGTTAGCACCATATCAATCTTACCCGCCATACAATCACTCATCAGCTGTTTGAACTGCTCTCGTCTTTTGGTGCTGCAGCCGCTGATGCCTTCGTCTGCGTAAACACCTACGAACTGCCATCCGGCATGGCTCTTGATGTAATCTGTGTAATATTCCTTCTGTGCCACAATACTGGTCTGCTGTTCTTCCTTGCCCGTAGAAACACGAGCATAGGCAGCAACTCGCTGGATGAGTTTATCCGTTCTTTTAACAGCCGTAAGCTGTGGCAGGTTCTCCACCTTCTTGACAATTTTATCGCTCACCGACCGTCACCCCATCTCCGATTTCTTTTCTGACCTCAACCGACTGAAACGGCGGGTGGTAGTATTCCAGTAATTTATCCCAGACCTTCTGCATTTGTTTTTCTGTAAGTAAGCCATCGTGGTAAAGACAGCCAAGCAGCATCTTTGCCAAACGGTAATCAACTTCATTTTCAAGCATTGAAAAGACCTCCTATTCCGAGTTTGTAACATACATCACTCTGAAAGGCAGAAAAGTCAAGGGGTATGTGCAAAGACTGGTAGGTCTACACAAATTACAATCGTTACAACATTAAACCTTGCAACGATAGCTCTTTGCTATCGTTAATACCGTATGCAAAATCCGCCTGTTTTCAATGCTACCGATGCTGCCATTTTTCTGTTTCCGGGCAAAAAAATAAGACCCTCTCTCATGGGTCGTTCTCAAAAAGCCTTATTCTATGGGATTTTCACACTTGCACCCAATGGTTATCTTGTATCAATCACGCTACTGCTTTCTCTATTGCCGTACCGAAAGTGATACAATTTAACGCATACACGAAAATGCACCCAAGCGGTTGCATTTGTAGATTACTGGGTGCATTTGAGCGAATGATGCACCGATGAACTGTGAAATTTGTTATAAGTATATTATAAACAATTTCGCACATTTTTTCAAGATGTTTTTCTTAAAAAATACGGCAGCACCGTTGTTCAGGTGCCAAGCAAAGAATCAACCCAGTCAAAGCATATTCCTCTTTTCATCACATCGCACGAAAGATTCCTCTCCAAAGAGAAAAAATTATTTAATCTTCTGAAATATATCTCAAAAGCTTGACAAATTTATCTGATAGGTGTATACTGCTGGATAGTTTACATTGTGAACTATATTTTCTGGTAAAAAGGAGGCATGAGGTATGAAAGACATGAGCTGGATAGAAATGATGAAAAAAGCACAGGAAATTCGGCTTTTTACGAGTCTTCAAATAAAGCGTGCCCAAAAAGGCGGCATTACATCTGCGCAGGAACTGGATCTTCTCTCCCGTATTGTATTATCGGACGCAGAACTGACACCCCTTGAATTAACGGTACTGACAGGCTTAAGCAAATCTGCAGTGAGCCGGTTAATCGAACATCTTGAACGAAAAGAACTTTTACAAAAGAAATATAATTCAAATGATAAACGAAGTTATACGCTCCTTTGTACTGCCAAAGGAACAATGGAGCTGGAAAAGACATACCAGTATTATCTGGAGCCTATTTATCGGCTTCGAAAAATTCTCGGAGATGAAAAATTCGAGGCCTTAATAAAATACATTAAAGAAGCTAATGATCTAATGATGAAAAATGGGAGGTAACTTATGAATTTTTATCAGGAACTTCAACTCAACCAGGCAGGTTCAAAATCGTATATTGCAAGCTTTAAGAATCCAAAAGATAAATGTAAGCATATTGCTGTTTATCTATTCAAAATTGCACTGGTTGTTGCTTTTTGTGTTTCCTTTGTCACATTATTTTCTGTACTTTTTGGCAATGAAAACAGCATTGCCGGTGTGGTTGTACTGCTTTGCGTGTTAGCAGTTCGATATTCCGACCTTGGAATCCAGAATTCTCAGGGCACACTTGGAATTCTTTTCATCTATGGTATTCTTGCATTTGGTCCGAAGCTGTCTAATCTCGCTCCCACCGGATTGTCATTCTGCATCAATCTCATCTGCATTTTCGCTCTGGCACTGATAGGATGTCATAACATTACGATGTTCAACCATTCCACTTTTGTGCTTTCCTATCTTCTCCTGTTTGGTTATGATGTAAGCGGAAAAGCATACCAGATGCGTTTGATCAGTCTTTTGATCGGAGCTGTTTTGACCGCCTCTATTCTATATTTTAAGCATCGCAAGGTGGAATATAAACGCAGCTTCATGGACTTATTTAAAGAGATTCATCTTTCTTCTTCCCGTACCAGATGGCAAATCTGTCTTTCTGTGGGCATTTCCAGCGCAATGTTAATCGCTGCACTTCTCAATGTTCCGAGAGTATACTGGATTGGTATTGCCGCAATGTCCGTTCTGATACCATTTCGTAAAGATGTTGAATATCGCACAAAGCACCGTGTTTTAGGCAATATATTAGGCAGTGCAATCTTTTTCATTGCATATTTGATTTTGCCGGAAGAAATTCGTCCTTGCCTTGGAATTATTGGAGGAATCGGAACTGGATTCTCTGCCAGCTATGTATGGCAATCTGCATTTAATGCATTCAGCGCAATTACAGTGGCTGTACCAACTTTTGGTCTTGCCTATGCAGTTTTACTTCGTATTTTTACAAATGTATTTGGCTCAATTTATATGTGGCTGTTTAATCGGGTATTTGATCCATTTCTTCTTTTTATCAATCAGATATTTGAAAGACCAAAACGCATATCCACTACCTCTTAAGGAGTCAAACAAAAAGGGTCTGTTGCAGTACGCAGATACTGCAGCAGACCCTTTATTTTATCATTCCTCTATATCACACTTCCATCTCTGAAAGTAACTGTTTTTTCTCCGTTCTCATAAACCGTGATGTAATCAACCAATGAACCCCAAAGGTCGCTATCGAATTCAGTCACCTGTCCGTTTAAGGATTCCAGCGTTTCCTGAAAGTGACGGAGATTCTGTCCTCGTGTTTCTATTTCTTCAATCTGCATGGCCAATTCGTCATGCTTTTTCTTTGCTGCCTCAAATCGTGCGGAAAGGACATCATTTTTCTGCCGGTATTCCTCCTGATCAAGTGCGATACGAGCATTCTCCAGCATTGCCGCCTGAACCATATCCGCAACAAGGGACATTTCCTCGGCATATTTTTCTTTTTCGGCTTCCAGTTCTGATGTATCAGTCAGCTTATCACAAATCAGCTTTACGTTTTCTATCAGTTCATCCCGATTGGCAAGCAGCTTATTCAGGCTTTTCAGGAACACAGTCTTTACTTCCTCTTCCATGATGTGCGGTGTAGTACAGCGCTCATCGTTATATTTGTTGTTGCAGCGGTAGATAACTTTACGGTACTGGTCGGTGGAGTGCCAGACCTTTGCACCATACCATCCCCCGCATTCACCGCACTTAATTTTACTTGAAAAGATACTGACACCGCTATAGCGTGATGCTCCTGTCTTTCTGCGCTCCATTTCCTGCTGAACCATATCAAATACTGCAGGATCGATAATGGCTTCATGGTCATCTTCGATATAATACATCGGTATTTCACCACAGTTTTTCTTTGTCTTTTTAGTCAGAAAGTCCACAGTAAATTCTTTCTGAAGGAGTGCGTCACCTTTGTACTTTTCATTTGTCAGAATACGGCGGATTGTAGTTGCATTCCACTTATCTTTTCCGCCGGGCGTTTTAATGCCTTTCTCTGTTAAATGAATAGCAATCGTATGCGGTGTCATGCCTTCAAGAAACAGACGGTATATCAGCTTTACAATTTCAGCCTGTTCCGGGTTCACAACCATTTTTCCATCGGAGCCTTTGTCATATCCGAGGAACCGGCTGTAGGCAACACTAACCTTACCATCGGCAAAACGCTTTCTGTGTCCCCAGGTTACATTCTCTGAAATAGAACGTGCTTCTTCCTGGCTTATACTCGACATAATGGTAAGGAGCAGTTCTCCTTTGCCGTCAAACGTCCAGATATTCTCCTTTTCAAAATAACACTCTACGTTATTTTCTTTCAGAAGCCGGATAGTTGTCAGGCTGTCAACGGTATTTCTTGCAAAACGGCTCACACTTTTTGTTATGATAAGGTCAATTTTTCCTGCCATTGCGTCCGATATCATTCTCTGAAAGCCCTCTCTGCGTTTGGTGGAACAACCGCTGATACCCTCATCAGTGTACACCCCAACAAACTCCCAGTCCTCACGTCCTTTTATGTATTCAGTGTAATAGCTTATCTGAGCAGCGTATGAAGTTAACTGTTCTTCGCTGTCAGTTGACACACGAGCATAGGCAGCAACCTTACGCTTGACAGGTGCATCAATCGGTGCTGATGTGTATCGGCTGATTGATGCAGGTATTTTCGTTATTTTTGGCATTTTTTCCTCCTTGGTATTGGCCAATGCTCCGTTACAGAATGACCATCTCGAAAATAGAACTTCAGTCTGTCTTCTTCCACATCGATATGGTCAATTCTCCGTTCAAACTCCTCTTCATTAAATGCATCAATGCTGAGAACCTGTGCTGCCATAGTACGTAGCAAATCATCACGAAGACTTGCGGAATTACATCCTTTATGTTCCGAACATCTCCAGTGACTAACTTTGTCGCCATTTGCAGAGGTGCGTGTGCCTTTCCGGAAATTACATCCGCACCTTACGCATTTAATCACTTTTGAGAAACAAGTCATATCCGCCCGATTCGGTCTTTTTCCATTTCTGCGTTTCAAGGAAGTTGCAGCCCTTCGTTCTTCCGTCCAGCAGTCCTGATGTCCTGTGTTTTTACACGCTTCCGTTACAACTGTTCCATCTTTCAGATGAAACTCTAATGTTTCACGCTTCGGAACGTAAATAACATCCACACGTTCAAGAAAAACAGACTCATCAAATTCCTGCAATCCAAGTACTTTTGCACAGGTTTCCTGCAAGTGCTTATGATTGATACTGCCGCCGACAGTACAGCGACCGCCTTTTATCTTTCGGCTTCCACAAAGCCAGTATTCTGCATAACCTCGGTCTGTTCTGATTTCATGCATATAGCTTTTATGGCAGAAAGGACACTTGATTTTTCCTGTAAAGCAGCAGGTATTCAGTGATTTGTTTGCCAGAGGGCCTAACTTTTTCCTTCTTTCCATTTCCTCCTGCACCCACCTGAAAGTCTCCATATCTATAATGGCTTCATGCGTATTTTCCACATAGTACTTTGGCAGTTCGCCGTTATTCTTCTTTCGGTGTTTGGTAATCGGGTCGGTAATGTATTCCTTTTGCAGAAGCATATTGCCTGTATACGTGATATTGGTCAGAATAACCTTTATATTGGAATCTATCCAGCGATATCCTCTCTTTGTTGTGATACCTTCGGCATTCAGTTCCCGTTCCGTTTCCAGCCTTGATTTTCCGTCAAGGAAGTTTCGGAATATTCTCTTTACAATTTCTGCTTCTTCCGGGACAACGACCAGTTTGTCATCAACCCATTCATAGCCGAGTATTGGATTTCGATTGCATGGATCACCTTTTTCAAAGCGTTTCCGAATGCCCCACTTTACATTTTCAGAAAGACTACGGCTTTCTTCCTGTGCAAAGCTGGCGAGAATGGTCAGCATCAGTTCGCCATCACCCGACAAGGAATTGATGTTCTCTTTTTCAAATCGTACTTCAACACCGATATCTTTCAGATGCCGTATCGTTTCCAGAAGGTCCACGGTGTTTCTGGCAAATCGTGATATACTCTTGCAAAGGATAATATCAATGAGTCCTTTTTCACAGTCAGAAATCATTCTTTGAAACTCCTGCCGTTTCTTGGTCTCTGTTCCTGATATAAAATTATCAGCATAAACTCCTGCATACTCCCATTCGGGATTCTTTTGTATCAGTTCGCTATAGTAGCTTATTTGTGCTGACATTGAATGCATAAGGCGTTCACACTCCATTGATACACGAGCATAAGCAGCCACTCGCTTTCGCCTTGGCAATACGGGCTCCGTAGGTTCTATTTTGATGATTTTACGCATAACAGCTCTCCTTTCACTACACATATTACCGCTGTTCAGGCTCTAAGTCAACGAATAATGTGCCGATTTTCGGCTCGTATTTCTCCCTGAACATTGTATCAATCTGACGATATTCATCCTCCGAAATCAGATTTGCATGAAACATCTTCTTTACAATGCCCATCGTCACCTGGTACATGGCTTCCTTCTGAATATCCATCTTTTTCACCTCCGAATCGTGCAAGAATATAACATCTGTGGCAGCAGTATTTTCTGTGATTATTGCCGTATGCCTGAAAAGGCTTACCACAATTTGAGCAGATAAAATCATACATAGCTTTCCTGTTGGTGTTATACTAAAAAAGTAGACAAGGGAAAAGAAAAGTAGTATAATAAAAGAAAACACGAAAGAAGAAAAACCAAGGAGGAAAAAA